TTCACCGATTGCCGCTGGTGCTGACCGAGGGCTTGAAGGCCAAGGAATTGAGCATCAACGCGCAAGATTCTCAGCTGCTGGAGGCCCGCAAATTTCAGGTGGTGGACATCGCCCGCGCGTTCGGCGTGCCCCCGCACATGATTGGCGAGACGACATCGAGCAGCAGCTTTGGCACCGGCCTGGAGTCCATGAGCCGGGGTTTCGTCACCTACACCCTACAGCCCCACCTTGTCCGCATCGAACAAGAACTCAACCGCAAGCTGTTCCCGCGCGACGTGGGACGGCATTTGCAATTTGACAGGGACGCGCTGATTGAGGGCGACAGCAAGGCCCAAGCGGACTACAACCGCGCCGCGCTGGGTGGACCCGGCACCGGGCAGGGGTGGATGACGGTCAATGAGGTGCGCAAGTCCAAAGGCCACGCGCCTGTGCCGGGCGGCGATGTGATCTTCGACCCGCGCGATGCGCAGAAAGCCGCCCCACAAACCGAGGCATCTACCCAATGAACCACCTTTTTAAACTGCATATGGACAACCTGGCGCGCGAATGGCGCCCGGTCAATCTGGTGCAAAACGAGACCGGCGCGACCATCTACGTCTATGACGTCATCGGCAGCGATTGGGGCGTGTCGGCCATGAGCGTGATCCAAGCGATCACCCAGGCTGGTGATTCTGAGACGCTGACGGTGCGCGTGAACTCCCCCGGTGGCGACGTGTTTGAGTCCAAGGCCATCATCGCGGCCATCCAATCGTTCAAAGGCAAGACGGTCGCCATCATTGACGGCCTGTGCGCCAGCGCCGCCACCAGCATCGCCATTGCCTGCAACGAGGTGGAGATGGCATCGGGCGCGCTGTTCATGATTCACAACGCAAGCGGCATGGCTTACGGCGACAAGACGGACATGCGCAACACCGCCGACTTGCTGGAAAAAGTCGAAGGCACCATCGTTGCAGGCTACGTTGAAAAGACAGGCAAAGACGCTGAGGACATCGTGGCCATGATGGAGAACGAAACTTGGATGACCGCCGATGAGGCGCTCGCCAATGGTTTTGTTGACCGCATCGGCAAAAAGCCCGCCATGGAAAACACTTGGAACCTGTCGGCCTACGGCAAAGCACCGCCACCGCCAGACAAGCCAGCAACACCCGAACCCGCTTCAGTAGCGGGTTTTTTTATGGCCGCAGCCAACACCAACCGCTTGCAGCTTTTACTTTCCAGCGCTTCTCGCGCCTGAAAACCGTTGGGGCCGGATGCCCCTTTTCACTCTTGAAAGGTCCACATGGACAACATCACAGCGTTGCGCGAGAAAACCGCACACCTCGCCACCACCGCCAAAAACCAGCTTGCCGAAAAAGGCTCGCAAACCTGGACCGCTGAGGAGCAGTCCACATTCGACGGCATCGCCAACGAAATCGAGCGCACCCAGGCTCAGATCAAGTCGATTGAGCGTATGCGCGAGTTGGACGCTGACGCCTTTTTCGAGAACGCAGCCAAGCCCGGCAAGGCCAAAGAAGAAGGCATCGACGCCATGGCCGCTGTGGCCCTGTACATGCGCCACGGCAACAACGTGAGCGCCGACCAGGCCATTGCCATTCGCAACGCCATGAGCACCACGACCAGCGCAGAAGGCGGCTTCACCGTGCCTGCTGAAATCGCGGCCCTGGTGGTTGACGCCATGAAAGCGTTTGGCGGTATGCGCGAAGTTGCTCAGGTCATGAGCACGGCGGGCGGCAACACCATGAACTTCCCGTCCAGCGATGGCACGGCAGAAGTGGGCGAAATCGTCGCAGAAAACGCCGCCGCCAGCGGCCAGGATGTGACGTTTGGCACCGTGGCGGTCAACCCGTACAAGTACAGCTCCAAGAAAATCGCACTGCCGTGGGAGCTGGTGCAAGACAGCGCCATCGACATCGTGGCCTTCGTGACGCAGCGCCTGGCCACCCGCTTGGGCCGCATCAGCAACCAGCACTACACCGTGGGCACCGGCAGCGGTCAGCCTTTTGGCGCCGTGACCCGCGCTGCTGTCGGCAAAACCGGCGCAACCGGCCAAACCCTGACCGTCACCTATGACGATCTGGTGGATCTGGTGCATTCGGTCAACAGCGCCTACCGCGCGCGCGGCTCGCGTTTCATGATGTCCGACCGGGCTGTCGCTGTGCTGCGCAAGCTCAAAGACACCACCGGGCGCCCAATCTGGAACCCAGGCGAAGGCGAAGGCATTGCGGGCGGCGTGCCCAGCACCCTGTGCGAGTACCCGTACACCGTCAACGATGACGTGCCGGTCATGGCCGCCAACGCGCGCTCGATCCTGTTCGGCGACTTCTCGCGGTTTGTCATTCGCGACGTGGCGGGCTCTACCAGCCTTCGCCGCTTTGATGATTCAGCCTTTGCGCTGAACGGCCAGGTCGGTTTCTGCGGCTGGACCCGCACCGGCTCTAACCTGCTGGATACCGGCGCGCTCAAGGTGTATGTGAACAGCGCAACTTAAGCAGTCACACGCCAAAGCCGCCCCACTGCCGGGCGGCTTTTTCATTGCGATTGGAAAAAAACATGGCAACCAAGAAACCGACAACGACAAAAGCCCGCGTGCTGGTGGCAGGCCACTATGGCCAGCCCGATGACGTGGTGGAGCTGTCGGCTGAGCAAGTCAACGAAGCCCAGGCGTCCGGCCAGGTGGACACCGACCCCGCCGCCGTGGCCTATGCCGAAAGCAAATAAATGCTGCTGACGCTCACCACCGCCAAGGCGCACCTGCGCGTGACGCACGACAGCGAGGACGCGCTGATTGGCCTGTACCTGCTCGCAGCTGAGCAATCCGCTGTGTCGCACCTTGACCGCAAGGTCTACGCCGACAGCGCTGCGCTCGCCGCTGCTGTGGCTGCTGCGCCTGCGGCCTTTGCATCTGCTGCGCTGGCTTATATCACAGCGTTTGATGCGGCCATGCTGCTGACGGGTAAAGAATTGACCGAAGCCTTGCGGGTGGCTGATCTTGCATTCAGACGTACCGAGATCGAGGTACGCCAGATCCATGACGGCATTCTCATGAACGAGGCAATCGCCGCAGCTGTGCTGCTTACGCTGGGCACATTGTTTGCCGCGCGTGAGGACGTGGTGGTCGGCTTGAGCGTGGCGCAGCTACCCAACGGCGCCAGCATGTTGCTGCAACCTTACCGCGCCGGGCTTGGTTTGTGATGCAAGCCGGTCGCCTATCCACCCCCATCGTGATTCAGCAGCAGACGACGACGACCGACGCCATTGGTCAGCCTCTGACGCAGTGGAGCGACTTCGCGGCGGTGTGGTCTAACGTAAGGCACAACAGCGGCGCAGAGGCCATCAAGGCGGGCGCCAGCGTGTCCACGGTGCAGGCATCCATGCGCGTGCGTCAGCTCGCTGGCATCACCGCCGGAATGCGCGTAGTGGCCGGTGGCGTGGTTTACGAAATCAAGGCCGTGTTGCCCGATATGGCGCGCCGCGAATTCACAGACTTGGTGTGCGAGGTGACCGCGTGAGCCTGAAAATCAACTTCAACACAAAGCAGTTGCAAGAGCAATTGCAGGCCACCGCCGACAAGATGCACGCCGCCACGCGCCCAGCCGCGCAGGCCGGTGTGCAACTGATCTATGACCGCGCGCGCGCCAATGCGCCTGTGTCCGAGAAAGCGCATTACTTTCACATCGAGGGCAGAAAGTACGGGCCATTCCAACCGGGCAACCTGCGCGACAGCATCTATCAGGTATTCAGCCGCGACAAGTCATTCCGCGACGTGTCCACCTATGAAGTGAGTTGGAACAAAACAAAAGCGCCCTACGGCTTCGCCTACGAATTCGGCAACAGCAAACGCGGTGCGAAGTCCTTCATTGCCCGATCGGTCGCAGAAACCCGTAAGTCGGTGCGCGACGCGATCAAGGCCAGATTCATCAGCGAGGTAAACCGATGATGGAAGCCGCCCTGCAAGCCCTGCTGCTGACCGCGTGCCCGCGCGTGTTCCCCGATGTCGCGCCGAACAACACCGCAGCGCCCTGGGTGACGTGGCAAGCGCTGGGTGGCGAGTCGCTGGGCTACCTCGACAACACCGCCGCCGACAAGCGCCATGTGTTACTTCAAATTAACGTCTGGTCTGTGGGTCGGCTGGATTCGCTGAGCTTGATTCGGCAAATAGAGGATTTGATGCGCGCATCAACAGCGTTCATCGCCACACCAACCGGAGAGTCTGTGTCTATGTATGAAGGAGATACTAAACTCTATGGTTGTCTGCAACGGTTTTCTATATACGCGCCTAGATAATGTAGTAAAATGACGAAGCGCCTAAGGACGGCAATCCAAAGGCACTTCTAACCAAATACGTTAAAAAGGAACGGTATGGCTGATGATAATTCTAGCATTTACGGACGCGTTTACTTGGTAACCAATAAAGTAAACGGGAAAAAGTACGTTGGGCAAACTACTCAGCGGATTTCTATCCGGTGGTCGACCCACTGCAACCCCAAAAGAGTTTCGTGCAAAGCACTTGGCGCAGCAATTGCCCTCTACGGACGTAATAACTTTACACTTGAGGTTGTTGCTTTGGCCATGAGTAAAGATGAATTAGACCTAATAGAGATCAAATTCATCACCGAGCATAAGTCTTTAACCCCATACGGATACAATATTAAAACTGGTGGGTCCAGAGGTAAGCTTCCGGATTCTTTGAAAGCCCAAATCAAAGAATCCATGCGAAAGAATTTTGAAGATCCTGAGTTTTTAAAAAAGCTTAGCGAGGGCCAGTTAGCCTCTTGGGCAGACCCCGAAAGTAGAGCCCGCCGAATGTATGGCATGAAGAAGGCTGCGAATACAGACCACGCAAAGGCCATCAAGAGTAGTGCGGCAAAACAACTATGGCAGTCTGAGGAATTCAGGGTGAAAGTTGCTGATTCGCAAGCCGCATGCAAAAAGCCAAGAAGTAAAGAGTACCGTCAAAAAATGTCAGATAAGTTTAAGGGCCGGGTATTCAGTGAAGAGACCAAAGCAAAGATGGTTGAGGCCGCTAAACATAGAGTCTGGAAGCCGTTGTCAGATGATCAAAAGAAAAAAATTTCAAACTCCCGAAAGGGGGCGGTTTTTTCAGACGAGCACAAAGCAAAACTATCCGCAGCACGCAAAGCATTTGTGCTGGGACAGAAAGTAAATTTAACTACTGAGTTTTAGGACTTAACCCCAACAACCGAAGCCGCCTCATACGCGGCTTTTTTTGTGCCCGCTCGGGCTCACAGCAACCCGCTCTCAGCAATGGCAGCGGGGTTTTTCGTTTCCAGCCCTTGCGGGCAAACCCACCAACCTGAAAGGCCACCACCATGGCAGCAACCCTCCCAGACGGCGCGACCCTCTCGATCGCGACCACTTACGAAGCCAGCTCAAAAACCATCACGTCTGTGACCAACGCCAACCCGGCGATTGCCAGTTCGGCGTCGCACGGCTACGTCAACGGCACGCTGCTGGAAGTCAAAAGCGGCTGGAACCGCATCAACGACGCCATCATCCGTGTGGCAGCGACCGCGGCTGGCACATTTGCGATGGAAGGCGTTGACGCCACCAACACGCAGTTTTACACACCCGGTTCTGGCGGTGGTACTGCGCGCGCCATCACCGGATTTACCCAGATCAGCCAGATTCTGGAGTTCTCAACCAGTGGTGGCGATCAGCAGTTTGCGACCTTTTCCTTCCTGGAAGAAGATTTCGAGCGTCAGCTGCCTTCGATCACCAGCGCGCAGTCGATCACCATGTCGATTGCCGATGACACAACCCTGCCCGGCTACGTTGCCCTGAAGGCCGCAAGCGCAGCGCGCAGCAACCGCGCACTGCGCTTGCAATTGCGAAACGGCGACATCATTCTCTACAACGGCATTTTCAGCCTGAATGAGACGCCATCCCTCACCAAGGGCAGCGTCATGGCGGTTTCCTGCTCGTTCTCGTTGCAGGGACTGCCAGTCCGATACCGGTCGGTCTAAGCCCTCAACAACCCCGCCCTGAGCAATCACGGCGGGGTTTTCGTTTCTGGCGCAAGCCAACCCAGCACCGCCCGGCTCGTGTCTCCTTTCGCAGGGAGCGCGGGCTGGGTATGGGCATTTTCAAACCCTGCGAAAGAAAACATCATGGCAAAACTCACGCTCACCGCATCGCCCACTTTCAAATCAATGGTGAAGATCCCGGTGCCTGGCGCAAAAGCCGCCCCGGTTGAATTCAAGTTCAATGGCATGACCAAGGACAAGTTCAAGGCATGGCTCGAAACCCTGAGCGACAAGGAAGACGCCGATGCCATCATGGAAATTGCCAGCGGCTGGGACCTGGACGACCCGTTCAACGCCGACAACGTGGGCCGGTTGATTGACCAGTACATCGGCGCGGCGAAGGTGATTTTCGAGACCTACATCAACGAGCTGAGCGCGGCCAAGCTGGGAAACTGACAGCGATTGGCGGTGCGCTTTTTGCCGCGCCGCCAAGCAAAAGTGAGCTGACCGCCTTTGGCCTTTGCGAAGACGACTACGCCAGCGAGTCTGTAGAGGTGTGGCCCGAGCACGTGCAAGCCGCGCAACTGATGCAGCGCATCGGCACCCGCTGGGTGCACAGCAGCATGGGCGGCGTGACCGGCATCCGGTGGGAGGCGGTTTACCCGCTGATGGACCGGCTTGGGCTGGATGCGCTGGTGTGGGATGGGCTTTTGACTGAGCTGGAGATCATGGAGCGCGCGGCCCTGGTCGAGATCAACAAAAAGTAACGGGACACGCTACGATGCGAACCTCAACAAAACGGAGGTTTGTGATGTCGGTATTTCAGGTTCACGCAGGCGATTTTGGCAAAGGCAAAGGAACGGCATCGGGCAGCGTCTTGATCTTTCCCTGGCAGGGCGGAGACGGGTTTTCGCTTGGGAAAACTGTTCTTTTTTCCGACTTGGCAAGCGTTGAGCTCGCCAGTGAAGACGCAGTGAAGCGGGTCGGCGGCACGGTTGGATGGGGCGTTGCTGGCGCCGTGCTGCTGGGTCCGGTCGGCTTGCTTGCGGGCTTGCTGGCAGGCGGGCGCGGCAAGGATGTGACTTTCGTTGGCGTTCACAAAGACGAGCGCAAGTTTCTCGCCACCACCGATTCCAAGACGTTTACCAAGATAAGCGCCGCGCTTTTCTAAACCGCTTCGCACCAAACAGGCCACCTTCGGGTGGCTTTTCTTTTTTCTGGGACCGATAAATGGCAGATCTGAACATCACAGGCAGCGTGCGGGTGGACGCAAGCCAAGCCGAGGGCGAGTTCCGGCGCCTGGGCGGCGCTGCCGAGCGGATGTCCCGAGATATTGGCGAGTCTGCCGGGCGCACGGGCCGCTCGATCAACAGCATCGGCGCGGGTGCAAACCAAAGCGCGGCGCAGCTCACGCGGTCCCAGTCGCGCATTCGCGACGAAATATCGCGCACCACCACGCAGATTCAGCAGCTCGGAAAAACTGCAAGCCAGAAGTTTGAAATCAAGATTGCCGCGCAAGGCCTCGACCCGACGCAGTTCGGCCCGTACTTGCGCCGTCTGCGCGAAGTCGAAGCCGCCCAAGCCTCCCAAGCATCGGGCGCCGCTCGGGCCGCACAAGGCACCGCCGTCAACAGCGCCGCCATGACCCGCGCAGCCGGCGCAGCAAACGAGATGGGCAACGCCCTGCGCGTCTTGGCCGCAACCTACGGGGTGGGGCAGCTGATCCAGCTGACCGACCAATACACCAAATTTACCGCACAACTTCGCCTAGCTGCCAACAGCACAAACGAATACGCCACATCGCTCGCCAGCGTGCGCGCCATCTCGACCGAGGCCCAACAAAGCATCGGATCTGTAGGCGTGCTGTACGCCCGCGTGGCTAACTCCACCCGCGAGCTGGGCGTGTCGCAAAAACAGGTTGGCGACATCGTGCGCAGCGTCGCACTGAGCTTGGCTGTCAGTGGCTCGACCGCCGTCGAAGCGTCGTCCACCATCCTGCAACTGTCCCAGGCGTTCGCCTCGGGCACCTTGCGGGGCGAAGAATTCAACGCCGTCAACGAGGCGTCACCGCGCCTTATGAAGGCGCTGGCAGAGGGCATGGGTGTTCCCATCGGCGCGCTCAAAGAAATGGCGTCGGCTGGACTTATCACGTCTGCCGTGCTGGCCCAGGCGCTGCCAAAAGCCCTGGCAGAGCTGACCGAGGAAGCCAAAGAAGTTACCACCATCAGCGGGGCCTTCACGGTTTTCAACAACGAGTTGTTGCAGTTCGTCGGCACCAGCGCCAACAGCAGCGGCGCGATCAAGGCGATCACCAGCAGCATCATCGCGCTCGCTGAAAACCTCAACACGCTCGCCGCCGTGGGCGTCGGTTTGGCGCTGGCCAAAGTCACATCGGCCATTGGCGCCATCGGACTTGCGAGCTACCAAAGTGCAGCCGGTGCACTTGCTGCCGCGAACGCGCTGGGAGTGCAGCGGGCAGCCACCATTGCCGCCGCCCAAGCCGAGATCGCCAGCACCGCAGCCACCACCGCGCGGCTGGGCGTCACCCAGGCCGTGATTGTGGCCTCCCGCCAAGAGGCGATTGCCAGCCTCGCATCGGCCAACGCCACAGCAGCCCAGGCCACCGCGCAGATCGCAGCCGCGCGGGCAGCGGGGGCGCAAAGTTTCGCACTGACGGCACTGGCGCAGGGCGAAGTGGCATTGCTCGCAGCGCAGCGCGCCCGAAGCGCATCCATGGCCGAACTGGCGCTGCTGGGACAACAGCAGGCCCGCGTGTCCGCTCAGATCACCGCCGCCACCCTCGCGCAAACCGCCGCACAGGCCGGGCTGACCGCAGCCAACACCGCAGGCGGCGCATCGGCTGCACTGGCTACCCGCGCGCTGGGCTTCTTGGGCGGGCCTATCGGCATCGTGACGACCTTGCTGGGCTTGGGCGCGACCGCCTGGATTTTGTGGGGGGGCAGCGCCAAGAAAGCCGCCAGCGAAGCCAGTGGGGCCATCGAAACCAGTACGACCGAAATTATTGCCACGTTGGACAAGCAGATCAGCAAACTGAAAGAGCGAAACGCATTGGCCCGCGCCGGGTTGCCAGAGATTGCCAAAGGCGCCAGCGAAGCAAGCCAGCGCCTGGCCGCCTTGCAAGTGCAGATTGATAACCTGCAATCGGGCAAAGGCCCGACCGGCGGCGCAGCGCTGCCCGAAGCCGCCCGCGTGGGCGTGCTGCAATCCCTGCTGCGCGAATACGGAACTCTGGCCGAAAAAATTCAAGAGGTTGACGTACAGCAGAAAGCGTTGGACAGCTTTGGGAAAGAGTCCAAGGCGGGCGAATGGCTGGGCAAATACGCCACCCAAGCAGAAAAGCTGACAGCCGAACTGGCGCTGGCGCGCAAAGAGCTTGGCAACGCTTTCTCGCCGGAAATTGAGCGCCGCATCCGCGCGCAGTACGAAGCCAAGACCAGCGGGGCGAAGGGCGCCGCAGCCGCAGTTGCTAAAGAGGCCACAGCCTACGAAAAGTTGATGGCGGACATCAACGGCAGGATCGAAGCCAATGGGCTTGAGGCCGCCAGCGGGGATGCGGTCACCGAGTCTCAGAAGCTGCGCATCAAAATCGACCGCGACATGGCCGCTGGCTCGCTCAAGCTGACCGCCGCCAACGAGCAATCGGTGCGCGCGAAGCTGGACGAGTTTGCTGCGTCCGAGTCGCTGTTGACGCTGGAGAAGGACCGCGTAAAGTCAATGGCCGACACCCTCAAGCTGATCGAAGACACCCAGCAGACAGACGCCAAAACCGTTGCAGCCGCCATTGAAGCCGCCACTACCGCCGAGGAGCAACTGCGCAATTACGGCCTGCTGAAAAGCGAGGTGATGTCCCTCACCCTGGCGCAGCTGCAAAACGCCCGTGAGTCTGCCGCCCTGGCGGGCGAGGACGTGAGCAACATTCAAAAGCGCATCGAAGCACAGAAGCGCCTGATCGCTGCCACGGTGGGCCTTGACGCCCGCGAGGCAGCCGACAAGACCTCAAAAGATGCGCTTGAGGCCACCGCAAAAGCAGCAGCCGACGCCACGGCAGAGTGGCAGAAAACCGCCGACAGCATCAACAGCAGCCTGACCGACGCACTCATGCGCGGCTTTGAAGACGGCAAAGGGTTTGCCAAAAACCTGCGCGACACCTTGACCAACATGTTCAAGACCATGGTGCTGCGCCCGACCATCAGCGCTGTGCTGGCGCCGGTGGCGGGCGGTCTGAGCGGCGCGGCCAATGCGGCGGGTGGCGGTGGGGGCGACATCAAATCGATGATTTCGTCCCTCAACAGCAGCATCAGCAGCAGCATCGGCAAGTCGTTTGGCGAGTTCGCGCGCAGCAGCTCGGGGCAGTCGCTGGGCTTGTCGCAAAGCAGCGCGATGGGGCCGCTGCCTGGTGGCGGCTCGCTCACGTCATCCGGTCAGCTGGCAAGC